TTCTTCTGGCAATCTTCCAAGTAATGCTAGGGCTGCCATCTCAATCAAGCGGCTTCCATTTGCATCCATTGTTTCTGCCATAGACTCATCTGGCATCTCTTCCATCATCTCGGCATCAACCTCTACCTCACCGCCCTCTTGCATTTGCTGAGTGTATCTTGAATAAATGTTTCCTCTGGGGTTTGAGGAGTAAGCATCATCCGCTTTTGCTGATCGCCCCCTACCCAAATTCTCTATTCCCTGCTGACCCATTCCTGCCGCAGTGAATGCTGATCCTGCATTCATGCCGCTAAGAGGCTCATTTGCTCCATAGTTAAAAGACATTGCATCAAAGTTGGGGGCACCAGCTCCCATGCCGCCCTTGCCTCCTAATACCATATTAAGCGCCGCCTGTTGGCTTGCACTTAACTGACCAGCCCCTGTATCCTGACCACCCGTCTCGCCAGTCTGTCCAAGTTGAGGCGCACCAGTTGTTTCTGGTCTTCTAAAATATTGAATCTCTGGGCTAAACCCGGGTCGATATCCTTGCAGTTCTGCTGGAGATATTACTTCAGATCCACGAATATTAGCCTGTCTCTGTGCCGCACCAGCAGGATTGATTACCGGACTGTAATTTGTTGTGCCACCATCAGCAAGCCGCTGAAGACCTTGAACATTGTCCATGTAATTCTGCGGATTAACAGATGTGATTCCGCCAGCTCTGTAGCCGGGGATGTTATAGCCGGGGTAATCCTGCTCTAGCTGAGAGTACGATCTACCCATCGTGGCAACCGCACGATCCAGATCTTCTTGTTTTCTTTTCTTTGTCTGACGACCCATTGCATCCATTTCATCTTGAATGCGTAGCTCCTCTCTCTTGCCTTCACCTATCGCTATTGGAGCCAGAGTGCTAGGAGACATCATTGCAGAACCAAATGCGCCGGGCTGCTGGAATGGAGCAGACAACCTATCCATTGGAGTCATGGCCTGCCTTGCTGTGTCGATTTGACCTTGCAATCCCGCCTGCTGACCTTGTAAGCTGGCAAGCCCGGCTTGTTGCTGAGACACTGTTCGTCCAGCTGTTTCAGCCAATCCTTGAGCTTGAGTCAATGCTGGACTCATTTGAGGAGTAACGCCAGTAAATGCGTTTGGTTGAGCAACAGGGCTAAATGCTTGTCCGGTTTGAGTAAACGGCGTACCAGCCTGAGACGCTTGATTTATAGCCTGATTTAAGCCAACTTGAGATTGAGCTAAGTCTGATGCCGCTGTAGCCGCTTGCTCTCCAACGCCAGTAAGAGCCTGCTCTGCCCCAGCGATCTGTGGATTCATTGCATCAGCAGCGCCACCTAGTGCGCTTCCAAGTCCGTATCCTGTTATACCCGCCAGCATTCCCTGCTTGAGGTCACCAGTGCTTGCCGCTGTAGCAAGACCTGAGCCTATAGCACCAGCTGCCGCAGAGCTAAGACCACCAGCACCAATCAAGCCGCCAAGAGCACCAGCTCCTGCGCCTGTAAGAAGAGTTGATCCGGCCAAGCTACCTAACAACGGAGCCAAGAACGGCAAGAATGCTTCTGGCTGCCCAGTCACAGGGTTTACAGTGAGAGAACCCGTGGGAGATAAAGACGCTAGACCCTGCACCTCTATCGGATTCATGTGTACCAGCATGCTGTCGCCATAGCGTCCGTGCTGGGCCATTTGATTTGCCATGCCTTGCATTGGCGCTTGGTTATTAGGGTACATCATTAGCTTGTCTCCACTCCGAAGAGGTTAAACGAAAAGTCTGTTGAGCTTGCGTAAACTTTAACAACATCATTCTGCCCTAGGCAGATGCCAATCACTACAGTTCTAGTTGTTTTTGCCGCGATAGCTTCATCATAAAATAAATACTGCTTGTCATCCGCCGACTCATCGTCAACATGAATGCTAACTCTAAAGGTTCCAGCAACTGCACCTCTGTTACAAATAACAAGGGAGCTTACAGTTGTCTGAGTTAAATCTGGGGTGGTGTATAAAACTGTGGTAGTTGTTGCGTCTACATCTACCTGACCTAAAACCTTGATAGCGTCAGTCATGAGGCACCCATTAATAAAAACTGGAACCGCCGCATTGCTAACGAGCCGTCCTTATCACCCTGAGTCTTTGCTAGTTGAATGTCGTTTTCAAGGGTTTGAAAAGTAAACTCTAATGTTCGCCGAAAGATAGCTTCATTTTCGTATTCATACTCTTGCTTTGCTAAAGGCATTGGCGTGTTACGTCTACTTGTCATCTTCTACCGTCCGGTTTCATTTCAAATCTTAAATCACCTAACCGCCAACCATAGCCCGGGCCATTGCTCTCTACCCGAACCACAGCCTGACGAGCGCGATTCCTAACAAAAGACTGCGTTGATGTTGGTGTTACCGTGGAGGTTGATAGTGTAGATAAAGTTTCCAGTGGGAAGTTAGAACCCTTTATAATTAAATCTGCCTCTGCACTCCCGGTGTCACCACTAAATGAAAAGTCAGGAATAATCCTGTTCATATACATAAGAAACTCGCCATCACCAAGCTCGACATCGCCAGACTCAATGTAGGCTGTCATTGGATTACCATCATCATCAAAGCCAACCTCGTGCTCATAGAGATAGTTGTTTTCACCATCTAACGCCGTTGTTGCAATTGGCTTTTTGGTGCCAGATCCAAGCCATGCACCCCGAGATAACGTACCAACTGCCCACACATTCTCTGCATAGTTATATGATACATAGTTGGTGATCTCGGTGTTTCCTTCTCCAACCGGATAAAACCACATGACCTCATTAAACGCATTGTTTTCTGCGGCAAAAACTTTAAAGGCTTGATCTTGATTTAGATTTGAAAATACATGCGCCTTTACTGGGCACGGCAGCGGTTGAACAGAGCCGTTGTAAACGTAGAAGTTGCCCTTATCCATAAAGTATATCGATCCACGAGCATTCACTGCCGCGTTAGGCGATATCATGGATACATCTGAACTTAGCCGTGTAAACTCAAAAACAAACGGAGATCCAACAAAACGCATTGAGTGTAAGCTAACATCTGTCCAGATTAATATTTCTTGTCTTGCTTGAATGGCACCAATTATTTGAGAGCCAGAGTTAATTCTAATACCACCAGACGTGTTGGTTGCTGTTGGTGTCCAATCTGCTGCGTTCTGCTGATCGGAAAACCTTACAAACAATGGGTCTATGTTTGACGAACCAATCGGGTTAGAACCAAAAGCAATTACATGCTGGTCGGTATCGGACACCATAACCTGAAGGGCAACTGTGGGAGCGTTTGAAGCGCCAGCAAGATCTGTAATATTAACAGCCCTTGTTCCCGTTCCGCTTGATTCGTCCCAATAGTAAATGCCACCGCCCCGGGGATTAAAAATTAAGTCCTCACCAAAGTTATCTTGACTATATAATCTAAGTTGTCCCGCCGAAGAAACTGCTGATGCGCTACCCCATGTACCAAACCCCCACGCACCAGAACTCCAGCCAGTTCCATCAACAAAAGCATTCAGGCCTGTGTTGATTTGATATTCGCCAACTGTAGAAGCGCCGCCGTTATTTGTGTCGCTTGAGTTTGCAAAAACCTCTGACCCGTCTGTGTCTTTTGCCACAATGGTATAGCTGTCTACGCTGGGAACCGAAACAATCTGATACTCTTGGTTTAAAATAGTAGCTGTTATGTTACCACCCAGTGTTACCGCAGCAGAGAAAGTAACAAAGTCACCTACCACCGCTCCGTGCGCCGTATCAGATACAGTAATTGTCGATAACCCATCAGTTGCAGAAAATGTTACATCGCCCGCCGATGTTGTCGAGCGTATGGGTGTTACATCATTAAAAGAAGCACCCTCGGAAACATAAAACTTAAGATTTGTTCCTAGCCCTATGTAGTTGATTGATTCCAAAGATGCCCAGTCATGAAGCGACCGACAAACCCCTAGAAAAAAATCAATGTTAAACTTTTGCCAGCCACCTATTTTTTCAGGGCGACCCTGTCTAAAGCGAATCTTATCAGAGTCAAACCAACCAGCGCCAGCAGTGTATTCCGTGCCATCTTTGTTGACCCCGGGATTAAACTGAATTTTTGCTAATGGCATTGTAAGTCTTACCTCAATCTACCAAGAGGATTGCCAAAACTTTCTGGCCCCATAGTCATAAATCTTTGTGGCACAAGTGGCTTTGGAGAAGGATTAGCTTTCGTGGCTGGAAGTAACGCGGGCGCTAGCCCTTTTTGTGCGCTCTGCTTTTTTAATTGATCAGCGTGGTACTGCTTTGCAATTTCTAAAGCCTCTGGATTTTGCGCGTACATTTCGTCCAACTTTTTATAGTATTCTGTGTCACTACCACTGCCAAAACGCATCCGACCTGTTACTGGATCTATCCCGTGCATCGCATGATCAGCTGTTTTTGCCAACCCTTGATGGCTTTCCGGCACCTGAAAGCCACGTTCCTCCAAAAGAATATGTAGCGGATTCCTTGGTGGTGTAAAACTTCTTGGCTGCTCGGGTAGCCCAGATGGTCCTATTAAAGAGCCAATGCCAACTAGTTGATCACCACCTATGCCATCAACTGAACCAAACACAGGTGCTTCACTAGAGGGCGGTGTGGGCTTGGGCATTACAGGTGTAAGAGTTTGGTTGTTAACAGGTGCTGGTGGCTGTGTAGTTACAGGAGCTGCAGGTGCTTTAGAATACTTACTTCCAAAGCCGATTGGAGCATCATGTATTACTTCGGGCATAAATGGAGCTGGAGCATCAGGTATTACTTCAGGCATAAACGGTTTAGGCATACCCGTGTAAAAATCTGCATTGGAATCTTGATTTATGCCCGAAAAACTAGGCAGTGGTGCAGATATAGGTTTGTCTTTCGGTGGTGTAAACTCATAATCAAGACGCGGCGGTGGATTGTTACCAAGGGGCGGCGGAGTAGATACGTTTACTTCTGGGGGCTGCTGAACAGGTTGTTGCACTGGCTCACCCGTTTGCGATGGTTGTTCCGCGCTCTGGTAATAACCACCCTTTCCGCCAAATGATGGCTGAGATCCTCCCTTTGCACCAAATGATGGCTGATACCCACCTTGGTTGCCACTAACGCCTGATGAAAAATAATCCGGCATAGGTCTTTGGGTTCCCCCTTTGCTGCCGGTAGATGGCGGTGAACTTGTAACACCAGAGCCTGATCCTCTTGGGTCGTCACCTCTGTATAAAGGTGGTGTTTCATATACTGGAGGCATATATGGCTGATAATGAGGACTGCTAGAAGAAAACATATTTGATGGCCGACCGTAACCACCAAACTGGCCGGGGTTAAATGTTGACTGACCGTACCCAGAAGGTATTTGCTGACGCTGGTAACTTCTACCCTTACCACCCGGAGACGGCATTTGTTGCTGCATAGATGGTTGATAACCTCCTTTTCCGCCGGGCGACCGTATAGACTGGTTCATTATTTGACCACCAAATTGACCCGGCTGCTGATAGGAGTAATTGTTGAAGGTAGGCTGACTTGGTTGTGATCTGTAGTTTTGGCTGCCAAATGGAGACTGGTAACCTGTCGGCACTTGACTTCTCATAACCCACCTCTAGATGGGGTTGATGAATTTGGGCCTTGACTCATCTTAATCTCCTAATATGTCCACGTTCCTTTGGGATAATCTGTTGACCATCCTAAGTGGACAAACCTGCCAGTTCCTTTTTGGTTCCAGCCTATTCTTGTTGCGCCATACTTTATGGCTAAACTTGTTATTACTGCTGCATCAAATCCAGAGCAGCCTATGTCTACACACATACCAGTAGTATGCTCGCCGGGATTAGATTTTTTGATCTCAATCGGATGATTCGGACATCGATAGCCACTGGTGACAACCATTGGCTTACCATACTCCATCCGTATTGTATTAAGAGCAACCCTAACGGCAGAATCAAAAATTAACCCATTGCAGCCACATTTGCAGCGAAGCTCGTCATCAGAAAAATAGTTCATTTAACCCTACTCTTCATTGCACCCTCGAACGCACCGCCACCAAAATAGAAGAAGACGATGGTCAGCATAATCTCACCGATGTAGAAATCACCAAGAACTGCTTTTACTGCGTCTATATCACCCTCACCTAGCAGGGTCATTGTTAGAACTAAAACAAAACTTGTTAGAAAAGTAACAGCAAACATCACCGCCAAGTAACGCTGGGCAATCTTGAATGGTGCATAGGCTTGTAGTAGGTCTGTTTTAGCTTTTGACTTAGCTTGGATTTCTTCCTCAGTGGAAGTGTGCATGTCGTCAATTAGCTGTAAGCCCTTCTCAATGACATCCCCCGAGCCAAATATCTTACCGAGCGCTTGCCACATTATTTCTCGACCTTGCTCTCTTGTATGAGTTTAAGTATTTGTCGAATATCCTGCCTCTGCTCCTCAACCATTTTTAGGATGTGCTTTTGATCTGAGTTAAGGACGGCTGTGTCTTTTTGAATATCGGATATAGAATCTTGCATCTGTTCTTGCTTGGCTTGCAGTTGAGCAATCTGTGCGTCTGCTTGTTCTTGCCCGTCCGCCAGAGTTGTGTAGGCTACACCGACTGAAAAAATTAGAACCGCGCTTGTGCTTAGTACTTCAGCAGAAATTATTTTATTCCAGTCGATAGCCATCTCATCACTTCTCCGAAATAGGTTGTACAGTAATGAATCTAAGTATAACAATTCCGCTTGCAATACTACAGCCAATGATAGCTTGCACCCATGGGCTAGGTATGAATCCCACGAACCCCTGCAAGACAGATAAAACTGCTATGGCGATGCCGTACTGAACGGTTTTACTCTTCAGTGCTTTCTTTAACATCACTAGTTGCATCTTGCAAACCTCCAATTAAAGCGTTGGTAAAAGCGTTTTTAGCGACACCGAGCTGGTCAATTTGAAACCGAAGCTGCGTTATTTTTTGCTCCAGATCTTGAAGCTGCGCAACCATGTACTTCTGCTCATTCGTAAGATGATCTTCGCTATACTCTACGCCGTCAATTGTTACCATGGTACACCTGCAACAACCTTCGGTGCTTTCTGATCTTCGATCTGTGCAGTCAAGTTAGCTTCGATAGCGTCAACGTCCAACGAACCCTTAATCCACTCAATTACTAAAGCCTCTGTTAAGTCCTCGAACGGTACAAAGTCGTCTGATGTGGGGTCTGGAGTGAATCCGCAAGTGCCGTAGCTTGAGGCTCTGTAGTCACCGTCTTCTGCTGAGACTCTCCAGTGTGCTGTGACAACCCCGTTGTCGTCTGCGTTTCTTTCTAGTTGAGCGATGGTCCATTTGTAAGTTGTCATTGCTTATGCTCCTTTTGTGGGTTCAGTTATGATGCGGCCTTGATCGTCTGTCCAGTTAGCACCAAGCATGTGTTCGTCGTGACGTTCGCCAATAACAAGCCAAGACACTGTGTCCGTGCAAGCTGCATCTTGTGCTTCAATCGTTAGGGTGTTGCCATCTACGATTCCACGAACAGCAGTCCATCCGCCCTCGTTTGTCGTGAAGCACTGCACATTGCCGTTTAATGCAACAAACGTGCCTTCTGTCATTCGACCAGCTTCATCAAGATTAATTGTGGCAGCACCATCAACAAGAGCAACCTTACCGCGATATATGTTATCCGCTTGCGGACCTTCGATAAAGCTATGAACAAGGTAGTGCGTGTCGGACTTGATTGGGTGGTCAATCTTGAATGAACCAGAACCCTTTGACAACGATCCGCTGATTGTGACATTTCCTGTAACCGACAGCTTTTCACTAGGCGAA